CGCTAGTGTCACCAGTGACACCCCTAGGGGTGTCTACAGTGTCACCCCTACGAGAGTTTGGATTGTTAAAATCAACCCGATAGAGGTTCGTCATACTTCTGCCAGTCTTACCTTTTCGCACTGTCTTGATAACAGCACCAGACGACTCAATACGGTTCATAGCCCGAATGACTGTTCTACGGTCATAGCCAGTAAGTTCGGCTAGGTGGTCGTAGGACGTTGTTATGTCTTGCCTATCACCGTTCATGTAGGTCAGGGCGTGTATCAGTACACAGAGTGCCACTGCATCTTGCCCTAAGTATTCCAAAACCCATCGTGGTACTGGTATGAACTGCCCATTTAATTTCGCCATGTTTGCTTCCTTCTTTTTGTCGTGTTATAGTTCCTGTATGGGGTTCCCCTTCACCCCTAGCCCTACCCGCATTTCCGTGGGTTGATATGGCGCTTGTGGTAAGGGTGCTGGTGATTTCCCCTTCTTTGATCCAGCACCCCCCACGAGTTATCCTAAAAGTCTTTGTAATGTGGGAATGTTGATCGCTCTTGCTTCCATAGAGCCATCTACAAAGGTCACAATTAACTGAACCATTGAGATCAATCCTAAGTCTTCTTCCGTGAAGAGTGGTGTTGGGATACCTAGATCTCTTTTCAACGCATCCTGGGGCTTCCTAGGGGCCTCTGAGGGGGCGCTAATAAGTAGATCATCTTGGGGCAAATCATCATGGGATACCCACAAAGGAATTAACCCATTGGTCAATTCTAAAGACATCATGTTTAGAGCGTCTGCCTCAAAGACAAGGCGCTGGGTCATCTCAGTAGCCTGACCAGTCTCATCCGTGTCAAACAAGACAAGCAACTGAGCATCACTATTATTCTTGAGGGTGTCCATGACCACATCGTCAACTGCAATAACATTCTTGGCAGCCTGCATTACGGCTGGGTGTACCTTGCCTGAATCAAAGTAAACAATGAAGTCTGCGCTGTAATCTACCAACCAGTCTAGAACTCGTGCTTGACCAGCAGTAGGTTTACCAGTCCACATGTAGTGGAAAACTGCGCCTTCTTTGACATCTCCTAGTCCTACCTCAATTACATTGGCTGGAGCATTTCCCATTCCACCGATAACATATTCCATGTTGATTCCTATTCTGCATGTTGTTTACTTTAATGAACGCTTATTTGCCATATCGCCTAAGAAGGTGAGCAATCGTAGCAGAGAGTGTACCGTCCCTGCAAGGGTAGCAACTGCTAATCCTGCAAGCCAGTGATCTGTAAACGGAATTACAAAAGTTGCTCCGTAAGATGCAACCACCCCTGTCACAACTTTCACCCAAGGCATCGCTTCACGAGGTGATAGAGCATCAGCAACTTGTATCAGTTTGTATACGGCTAGTGCACAAATTATATAGTTCATCACGTCTTTCCAGGAATCCAATCAAACACTAAAGCATAATCAATACTGGTGTCAAGCAACATAGTTACTGGCAACATTTGTGGAAGCAATCTTATAATTGTGTTGTTTACTTTTTTCTTGTTTGTTGAGTATAGGGAATATGAAGCGTATTCACTTCCCGACCAAGCATGGTCAGAAAAGTTGTCTTGATAAACAAACCCACCAAAGTCGGAAGAGCCATTAAAGAATGGTCCATATGTTCCTGGCTCAACCATCCACTTAGATACCACAGTACTTTCACCAGGTTGTAATGAAAAGATCATTACGGGGTACCGAGATACCGTAGAGGTTTGTACGGGCATTTTAATAACTGAACGATCACCTGGTGATAATTCTTCAGGTATTCCTAAGTCATCAACTTGTGATGCAGTATTCCATGTAGTCCATCCAGCAGATGCTGACCATTGCGAACCATGTACTTCTGCATCTCCTGTTTTTAGGATTGAAGACCAATACTCTACGTCTTCTGCTACAGGCACAGCCACTAAAGAAGTCAATGCAAATTGAACTGATGCTGAATCCGTGTTGGTTACTGTTAACTTTTCAGCACTTTTTGTAAAAGTGCATGATGCGCTAGACGAACTAAAATCCCATTTCTTAGAGCCAGATGTAATTACAAACAAAGAATCGGCAACAAGGTTTACTTTTTCTGCGTATACACGAAATGTGTATTTTGGTGACACTGGGGATTCAACTACGTCTACTTGACAACCACTTACGGCTGTAATGTATTGCTTAATTGAATTGACTGTTCCTTTTTGTTGTCGGTAGTACCCAATGTCTTGGAGTAACTGCCGAACACGAGAAGTACCAATGTCTGCTGAAGTTACTTCTAAAGCAAACATTTCTGCTAATGCATCAATAGATTGAGACTCGTTATGCTCTGGGTCATATTGTGTCATTACGGCATCAATTAATGATCTGGTTTTATCTAACTCAAAACTAAAGACACTAAGGAATCTAGAGAGTTGTCCACGCCCTAAACCAGACGGATCTAAGTTTGCTCCAGAAGTATCGCCTACTCGGTATTGCGCTGGGATTCTATTCCATAGTTGTTCGTAAGAACCGTAGTCATTTGGAACAAGTTCTTGTAATGTTGCCATTCGCTCGTACCAACTTACTCCAGTGCTACCACTTCCATTTTGGTTCCAGTGGATGAACAAAGAATAGTACGCCCATACACCCTGGGTATACTCATAAGATTTAACATGCTCTACTAAGTAATCATCATCAAAATGCTTTTGTGTTTTGATGATGATGCCATCGGCAACAGTTTCAGGAAATCCAGTTGGAGAGTAAACAATAACTACTTCAAATGGTTTTGTTTCTCCTACTGCTATGAGTGTTTTGTCAGTAAGAGTAAATGAAGACCATGTCAACAACACCGTGTCATAGTCAGTTGCAGTTGCTGTAAACTCAACAGTAGTAGTAAGTGCACTAGTTGCCTGTATAAAACCATCACCACGTATTGCGGAGTCAGAATCTAGACGTGTTTGTCCAACTGGAGTAGTTGTTTCATCTCCACGAACATAAGAACCAAATGGGTTAGCATCTGGGCTACCACCAAGGTCAGCACGGCGAAGTCTAAAAGAGGTATATGCCATCTTTAGACAACCCCACCGCTAGCAGTTATCACTAGTTCTGAAAGTAGTAAGAGGCTGTCAGTTGCCGCTTGCACACCCTTAACCACAGGAGTCAATCCGATGGTGTCAATCACTGCGGAAGATCCTGTAGTGAATCTATCTACCGTAACATAATCCACACCATCAATATCAATAATTGCTCGGTACAGTGTGCCAAGCGAAATGGTTTGATTAAAAGTTACATTGTCAAAAGATAGTAATGATTTAATGGCAGTTGTGACTAAGTCAATTACACTTGCCTGAACATAAGTATTTAGGATATTTAAAGTAATAGTTACCTTTGCAGAAGTTAGCGCCACACTTGGCATCACCACTGTGTTTACCCCTACCATTTGGCGAGGTTCAATGTAACTATAAATTGAGTCACGATACTCAGTGTCTAGCAACAGTGGACTTGTTGTTGGGCTAGTTACTAAAGTACCATCGTAAACCGCTTGATCGGATAGTGCATAGATTTTAATTTGAGCATTTCGGTATGATGCAACTGAAGATACTGATGCCGAGGCAACGCTTGCGGAAACAAGATCATACAATAAAGTAGATCCACTAGATCCAGATTTGACGACATAGGTTCCGTCAAACGTGTCATCCACATCAAATACTGCAATAGTTTCCCCCACAGTTAAACCATGTGCAGCACCTGTTGTCATTGTTGCAACATTGCCAGTAAGTGCTTTGTTTGTAATGTACCCAGTTTTAGCGGTAGCGCCAGATACAATACTTGCCATTGATTTGGAAACTCCAGGAACTCGCAAAGTTAAATCACGGTAATCTTGAATAGATACTGCTCTATCCTGTGAGCGGAACGATGCAGGAATGTTTAGTTGTAAAGAACTAATACTTTCGCTGTTAGTTCCACCAGATGCTTTGATGGTGTTTGGGGTAATAACAATTCCATCATATGGGGGGCCAAGTGTATTAGTTAAAGACTCAAATTCGGTAATTGTATTAGCATCTACGTTTCCAGCACTACCACGGGAACGGCGATAGTACACAGAAACAGTTGCGTTAACTGTAGGTATTTTTCCATAAACACCATTACCAAAAACTACTGTTGAAGAGTCATCAGAGTTAAGAACAAGGGAAAAAACATTGTCTGTGTTTGTTGCGTCAATAAACCTATCTACTAAAGAGTAATCAACGGTTGTGCCACCTGCTCCTTCACCGACAGTTACAGAAACAGATTGTGTGACTACTCCAGTTTTGTTTAGTGTAAACCTTTGGCCTGCTAACCCATCACTAGTAAACGATTGAGTAAAGATTTCTCCCTCAGTAAGGGTTACTAATGCATTTGCAGACTTAGCATAAGTAGTGTAATTTTCAATTGCAGTTCCAGATTGATTAAAGGCAATAGGGCGATTGCTTGTAAATACAACATCATCAGCACCACTAATAAGTGGGTTTGCTATAAACCTGGTGTATCTTGGAATAAGTATTGGGGAAGCATCTGTTGCCGCTGAGTTTGTAGCATTTAATGTAATAGACGCAGTGGCAGGAGTTCTTCCTGTAGGTGTGTAGTCAAGTAAACTAGCAATTGCTAAGATACTAGAGCGTTGAGTTGCTGTTGACAAAAACGCTTCTTGAGCGGCACGGTCAATGTAGTAGTGAAGCACATCACCCATATACGCCCAAAGGTCAACAAGAAGCATTCCAAAGTCGGAAGCATCACGGGATGTCCACTCTGGCAGTACGGCAGATGCTCGGGCTAGAAGATCTTCTTTGATTGAGAAATAATCCCTACTAGTGTAATCAAATGTGGTCATAGTGTTGTTTCCTCGGTAAGGGATAGTGGGGATACTAGATTAAACCGTGTACTGGTAACAGTGTTTGTAGGGGGAACTGAGAACAATACCTCAACCATCATAGCGTTACTTGAAATGTTGCTGCCTATTGTTGGTTCTATTAGTCGGATATCTACGATCCTGGCTCCAGAAACATTGGCAATCAAACCATTATTTACTTCTAATTTGTATTCTGAGAATACTAAAGAGTCGTAATCTTCAAATACCAATGTTTGACTATTGCCTCCATATGCATAATTCATAGGTCGTTCAAACTGCTGGGTTAATACATAGTCTTGTATCTTTTGCCCAATTGATTTCTCTAAGTCAGTTTCGTTAGATACTTTTCCAGAAGAAGCAATAGAGAATGGGGTTTTAATAGTTGTCATACTGCTCCTGGTTGTGTTTGAAGCCAAAACACATTGGTATAGGTGTCATCATCACTTGCTATTACAATCTGTGAATTGACAGTAGGTACAGGCCATACTCCACCAATTGCTGATCGTGCAATGGGAGATATATCTAGAGTTGTATCGGAATCAAACTTGGCTGGTATGCGAACTTTAATTTCGCCAGTACTAGCATTTGAGTACGAAACAATTGCTCTGTGAATGTTAGTAGACATAGGCAACTTCTTGTGCAGTAACCCATGTCTTATCCCGAAGTGCTGCTTTTGGCGGGGCAACAAAAGAGTTACCTGACTTTGTGGATAAAGGTGAAGCATTTGTAGAATCAGTTTTGATGTGAAGATACGTCATGTAACTTTCTACGTTGATGGAATGTCGTGCATCCTGTACTACCCAGTAACCATCAAACTCAGAGTTGTACTTTTCTATCTTAACAATGCTTCCAGGTCGTAGTGTGGAAATTCCTGAAACTACAAGATCAGCATGAAAGGGTATGGAGTTCTTGATATACCCTTGGGTGAATTGTTTTAGTGCGTTTATTGACGTTGCTTGAAGTGTGACTTCCTGAGTAAACCTACCTGCAACGGGTTTACCTAAACCACTTGTTTCTGCGGTAGTAGATGAATTTTGTATTGTCTTACCATTTGCTGTAAGTGTTTTTAGTAGATAGTTATAACTATTGCCATCAGGAGTTATATCTCCAAAGGTTCCTTTAAATTCCATGATTACACCAGGAACCCTTTTCTTACCTTCTTCTGCAATTGTAGATTGCAAGGTAAACGGAACAGTTGATCGGTAGTAGTTAGAGAATGGGTCATAAATATTCAAGTGTGCATTAGAAGCAGTTACGTAATACCCCATTTTGTTTGCTGTACTTACTAAGACTTCCCAATCAGATTTGTTACTTTGATCTATTACTGGGAATACATAATTGTTGTTTGGAACAGAATACGAAAAATTATACTTACTTGCCAGTTTCTTTACAAGACTAGGCAGGGAAATGTTCTTGTACACAGCGCTTCGTGGCGGTTTCATCTCATAACTTGTGCCAAAACAAACAACCTTGGCTTCTTGAATAAGAGACTCATTAACAGATCCCATTCTTGAGTATGATCCAATTTCAATGTAGGCAATGTACCCATTGAACTCCACAGTGTTTGCGGTGTTGTTTCCAAAAGTAATAGTGACTGGAAGACCACGGTAAGCGGTCACAGCAGATGGTGGAAACCCTGAATAAGTAATTGTTGCAATGTCGTGTTTGTTCTCTGAGTATGAGATGTCAACAGCAACAACCTGCTTATCAGGGATAGTCCCACCAATAATATTAGTTGTAATTATTGGCGCATCACCAAATGGAAATCTAGTAATCATTGGGGTACACGAATTTCCGTACCTGGGTACATATCTAAAGGAAATGTAACGTGTGGATTAACATCGGCTAATCTCCACCATTGCCCTGGATCCCCATAGAGTTTTGCCGCAAGTGATTCTAGGGTGTCACCATACTTAAGAGTATAAAGAAACACAGACACATCAGATACAGGTTTGCGAGATGCAGTTACTGCACCGTCATCTAATACAACTGGGTTGTACTCATATCTAGACAATGCAGTAATCATTTTGCACCAACTGTTAGGTTGCCTAAACCCATTACCTGGTTATAAGTTATGCCAGTACTTTTCATTGTAATTTTTTGTGGAAGTGCTACTTCTCCCAAAGTTGACCGTGTGCAAAACGTAGTAATTTCTAAATCAACATTAAACTTATCTTGGTTAAATGGCCTAGCAGATAACTCACTTCCAAGTTCCCACGTCCAGGTTGCATTTTCCCCTGAATCTGTCCCAGGCAGAAACTCAGCAGTTCTTCCGTAAGTCATTGTATGCCTGTTGCTAGCAACTTTGTATTTAATTGGGTGGTGGTCAATAGATATTATTAAGGGGTTAGATGCAGTCCCATATTGTGAATACGTACTTGCATCGTTTGGGGGCGCACCAGTTGTATACGTTAATGTAGATGCACTGGTTGCATTGCCCCCATCAACAGTTCGCTGATTTGATGCATTGTTTACATAAGAATGCCACGAGATCTTTAATGTTCCACTAAACGTAAACTCTAGGCCACCACCTATGTTTTTGGTATCTGCTGTTTCTTTATAAAACGCAGCACCTTTATCTGAAACAATTATTTCAAAGTTTATATTCTTTACTTTTTCTCCACTTTTTGATAAAAAAGAAGAGGGTTTTAATCCGCCAGAAGACCCTTCAAGCCAACTTGCTTTCTTAATGAAGTTAGCCAACCCTGCAACAGTGGTGTCCTGTAACTGCCTTTCCGCAGTTCCAGGTGGTGCCAAATCAGAATTTCCGTCCACTCCATCAATTTCGCTTTTTGGAAGAACAGGCATGTCTGTTAAGAATGTTTTTTGCTGGACAAACCCAATATACAGGGCTTGCATTTGCACAGCAACTGAGCATTGCGTAGGAATAAAGCCACGAGTGAATTTATTAAAAGTAACTTGACTACTAGTAACAAATCCTTCAATCATCATCCAATCACTAAACACCACACGAATAGGCTGCGGAACAAGGAATGCCTTGTTTCCTAAATTAGAAGTAAAGTTATTCATTCTGGTTGAGTCGTATACAGTTTCTTTTACTGTGCTGGTCGCATCGTTTGGATCAACTTTTTCTTGTTCTTCTGCGGCTAACGAAAGAGCATTGTTAGTAATAGCCTTAACAACATCTTTAGCAAGACCAACTCCTAAGATATCGTCTAGCACCATGATGTCTGCAAGTACACCAATTTCAGTTACCCAAGAAGGATCATATTTTGCGTCATCTTGAAGGAATCTAGAAGTTACTTGCTCAAAACTACTATTGTCCGTACCTACTGCTGCTCGGTTACCTTTTAGTAATTTTCCACCCATAAGGTATTTTCCACTATTTACCTCGGCTTCTCTGTTAAACAAAAGATCAAATGCATAGCCTGCTTTACCAGGAACTGGTTGGGTAAGTTGAGCAGGGTCTTGATTAAAGAAAAACTGCATACTAGTATCAGACTGGATTGCACGAGTAATGCTGTCTGGGTTAAACTGAAAGTTACACTTTAAGTTACTTAGTACTGATGGAGTGTCTGATCCAGAGGACTGTCTGGCATAAAATTCAGTTAATCTTCGCACATACCCACGATTGATGGTTGTTCCACCTACCGTATTTCTGGCTCTAACAGTGTCTCTTGTGCCAGGGTAAATGAATTTTGGGTTTTGTTCATACTGCGTAAACCCAGTTGAAGCAAGTCTTGCTTGTGCTTCTTGATTTTGAGTTTGAGTAAATGTTGAAAGTGCTTTTGATGTACCATTACGAGTGTCCTTTGCATCAGAAAACTTATTCCAAATCGTAGTCTTTGAAGTTGTGACAGCAGAAACCACTACCTTTTTATTATATTGTGCGTCTTCTCCGCCGTATGCCATTAGCCATTCCTCAACAGTTCTTTTCTAAGTTCTCGTTCCATAATTTGGGCAATTTCTTGCGCCATCTTTCTTGCGTCTTGTTGTGTACTACCAGAGGAAGTTACATAGATATTAGGAGCAATTGTAACATTAGTTCCACCTTGTACTTGTACGTTTGGTGCTCCACGAGATGGTCCACTAGGCATAGGGTCACCACGATCAACACCAGCAGTGCGAGCAGCAACCTTTGCTTTTTGCATCCAACTTTCTGTTTTAGCCATTGGGCCATCTGCGGTTTTCCAAGGAACATAGTTTTCACTTTTTCCACCGCCTAGTATCCAAGCACCTTTGACATTGTTGATTGGATCATAAAGGTCTTCATTAGTTTGGATACCAATCTTCTTTAAGCGATCTGGACCAAGGCTGCCTTTCATATTGATTTGGAATAAACCGTATGAACGATCAACCCCAACTCCGTTATACGCACCAGGTTGCCATGCAGATTCTCTACCTGCAATTGCCATCATGTTCAGTAGGTGTTGTCCACGAAACCCTCGCTTGTACATTAAAGTTGCAAGTTTTACAGGATCCATTGTTCCTGCTGGAGGAGTCCCTGATGCTTGTGGGGTTGAACTAGAAGTCCTCCCAGTGCTTTGTGATTGAACACTATTGCTGTCACTTCCAGAACTACCACCCATTGCTTGATGGTTCTCAGCAGATATTGCACTTATTTGTTGACTTAGGGACATTCCTTGGAATGTACTGTACGTCCCTGCTCCACCACTACCACTCTTACCTACGTATTTATCTCCAATGATGTAGGCACCAGTATCTGATCCACTGCTTCCTTTAGATGTTCCTGGAGGAGCGCCCCACTTAGACCCACTCTTTTCGTACTCCCATCGGGAGTTAGGAAGTTCTGCTGGTTGAATGTGCCAAGGCTCACCGTTGACATCTCCAAAAGTTTTAAGTCCAAATCGGGCAGCATTCTTCTGTACCCAGTCAAGGTCACCAACAAGGTCGGCAGCAAGTCCAATTTCGTGCATAGATTTTCCTGGAGGTGCAGCAGGAGCACCGCTTGTGTGTTTGTACTGTTCCCCATTCCATTCAGCATCGCCTTCTGATCCATCGGTTACTTTTGAATAACGGGAAAGGAATAGTTGCTTTTGTGTACCTTCTGAACGGATACCTTCACCAATACCCACGTTAGGGTTCTCTGCAAACATCTGCATTAGACGGTTTTTAAATGTTGTATTCATTGGCGCAAATGTAGATGCAGTTGCTACTTGAGATAATGGTACACGGTTAGCAGGCTTAGAGTACCCCAAAGGTACAGACACTCCAGATGTTTGTTTTTTATCTGCTGGCATAGGGTCACCACTAGCCAATACACCGCCAGCACCAATCATACCCATAGCAAGCGGTGTTAACGTACCTCCAGACATTACACCTGAGAGGACACCCAGCCCCATCAGTCCCATTCCACCAAGTTTTCTTGCCATTCCACCTTTAGTAGATACTCCTGCCCCAACAATTCCAGAAAGTTTATCTTCAAATGCGCCTAAAGCCTTAGTTACTTTCTGAATTCCTTCTTCCATGCGGGCGTAGTTATCTGCTTGACGCTTATAGAAGTTCTCATCTCTTCCTTCTTTTACACGGGCAGTCTCTTCTGCTTGTGTTGCAAAGTTCTTTTCAATTCCCATCATCTTTCGTTGTTCTTTATTGGAAGGGTCGTACATTCCCTTCCCACCCTTCTTCTGATACGCAACATTAGAATCGGCATAGTCAAGAACCATGTCAATCATGTCTGGTGGAACACCCATTGATTCCAACCGTGTTCTTGTTACCGACCCAGATTGACGTGCTCCCTTAAGCACTCCAGCATTAGTTAAACCAGAATTCTTTGTAATGTCTTTAATAACTTGGTCAATGCCACGTTGTTGTCCACCTACTCCATAGATACCTGTTCCAAGCATCATGGTCATACGGTTGTTTACTTGGGCAGATCCCAAAGTATTAACCATGTTTGCCATGTCACCAGTTGAGTAGGAATACCCAGATACGGCACGAAGCCCAGCAATACCACCTGCTTGTTTAGATGCTTCAATTCCTGTACTTGCTTGAAGCGAAAGCAACGTATCAATTCCACCATAACCAAGTCGTTGATTTTGAAGTGGTTCTCGCAGTTGGTGGTAATACTGATTGTTTGTAATCCCTTTGTTTTGTTGGTAGTAAACACCAAGTTTGTCAGCACCAAGGGATCTTTGATAATTATTATTTATACGATTGTCTAGTGCTTGAATGCTTGCTTGAAATGCTTGCATTGCAGTACCAGCAAGCATCCCTCCTGTTCTCCCAACTCCAGGAACAGTTCCTCCAGCACCATTTGGTGATGCGCCAGGACCTTGAGCACCAAAGTAATTATTAATAACTCGGGCATCTGTATTGCCTGCTGCAATAGTTGGGTTACTAATACTTCCACCAAGTGCAGCAGGTGGAGTTATTCCTCCAGCACCTTTATTTGCTTGTGTTCCTGGAAGACCACCAGCCTTTTGGATACCCTGTAAGGCTTTAAGAGTTTTATCTAATTTGGTATTGATTTGCGTTAGGTTTTTACTAAGCCATTCAAAGTCACCACGAACGCCTTTAACGCTTTTAGCCAACTTATCAATAGATTCCGTATCAAGTTTGAACTTGGTACGAAGATCTCCTAGGTTTTTCTCTGCCATTATGACTCCTGTTTACGCCATTTGCTCATTGCTGACCAGTAGGATCTTTGCCGTACAGTCATCGTTTTAATATCTTTGAGCGAAAAGCCCTTGTAAACAGTTGCTATGGAATCGTAGTCCCAATATGTTACTACTAAATTAGCCGAATAAAAGTGAGGCCCAGTTAAGCATGATTGGGAAAGGCTTTTCGCAATGGGCACAGTGGGCATCCACCTCCTTGATTTCTGGGCCAGGTTGTGCTTCCAATAATCTGTCAATGATTTTTGCTCGGTCTTTCATACCCAATTTCTTAGCCCAAACCAATGGATCATTGGGCTTAGTGCCCTCTGCCCAAACAGCACACCTAGCAATAAGGATGGTGTTTTGTTCTGGAATAGTTGTTGCTGTCTTGCTGACATACTGACTATCAGAGCCAGTAACCAAGTCAAACTTCTGTACTGTCCCGTTTTTAAGTACAACCTCAATGGGTTCTTTTGGATCTATTTCACTGTCACGGTTAGGGAAGTCATCTAAGTTAATAGACACGTCATTGCTTAAACGACAATGAGGGCAGTTAATTAAGTACTCTCGTTTGTTGCCATACGTTGCTCTGACCGTAGCCAGGAACAAAGCATCCCTATCACCGATAATAAGAGAATCAATAACCGATGGCTTATCTTTAATACTGGTGTTTCCAATAGAGACAACACTTCTTTTAAGAAGGGCTGCCATATATTGTGCGTACAATAAATCATCATCGGAATCAAGAGCCGCAAGCGCCTCTTCATCTTCTCCAGTGAGTTCAGATACTACGGCAGTGGTTTCCCACTCGCCAGTAGTAATATTTTTAACTCCTCGGAAGAGTTCAATAGTTACATCTGGTGATTCTTGAATACGGGGTACTGGATCAGACATGGCCTGATTAAGGGCCATAGCATCAGATTGTGTTGCCATTACTACTCCTAATTGTTTGGTAAACGAATACTATCTTAAAACGAATTATCGTGCGGCTAGTGCATCAACCTGTGCTGGATCCCATTCAACGTAGAAACCCTCATGGTGGATATTCATCTGTTGTACCATGATTCCGTTATCACCAGCATTAAGATCACTAAGACCATAAGCGCCAGGCCAGCAATTAAACATCTTAAATGCTAACTTAACATTACCTGGCTTTACTGATGTACCAGCAGTGTTGTCCATTTGATATTGAGCATCTCCAGCCATGTATGGGTGGTCGTACACTTTAACAAGGATGTCACAACGGTAGTTAATAGCATCTCCTGCGGAGCCACCATTAAAACCATTGACACCACCGTTGATCCAAGCATGCATGAATTTCTGCCACTTCCACAATTGATCTTGACCAGAGAAAGCACCACGAGCAAAAGAAACTGCTGGGAAATCTGATTGACCAATCATTTTGTGTGGGTGTGTATTCATGCCACCTTCACGGTAAGCAATTAACTCATTTTGTACTGATAGCCCACCAACTTGGGCAAAGCCCAGATCGCCTACACCATCAAGTAGGCCTTTAAGTGCGTCATCAATAGGGACAAATCGTACCGTAAATTTAAAGTTACGTAGAGGATCTGTACGCTGGGTTTGTGCATTTGGCATTAGTGTCTCCTAGATATTAGTGGTTACTGTGCTTCCACCAGTCCATTGACTGATGGTGATTACGATAAATTCAGCAGGTGATTGCAAGGCAACGCCTACTTCAATGTTTACAACTCCATTTTCAATATCTGTTGACGTGTTGTTTCCTGCTCCACAATTTACAAAGAATGCTTCTTGTGCTGTGCGTCCTTTGAGTCCACCAGTTGCCCAGAATGTATTTAGCAGGGCAGTAATGCGAACAGTAAGGTCTGTCCAAAGTCGGTCATCGTTTGGCTCAAAGAGTGACGATGCAGTAGTTGTCTTCAACGTATCTTTAAGAAAGTTAAGTGAGCGGCGAACCGACACAAACTTATCTGAAGTGTTACGAGCCTGTGTGCGAGAGCCATTAATGATGACTCCTACTCCAGGAACTAAGGTAAACAAGTTTAATTGATTTTCTTTGTACAAGGTACCCTGCTCTGTTTCAGTAAGGTTTGCAAGCAAGCCATATACGTTGCGGAGATCAAGTCCGTAACCAGCAGGCGACTTTGCGATACCTCGTGATACCTCTGAACGAACAAACGCACCAGCAACTGCTCCACCTGGGTAAGTGTCACGAACAGCGGCAGCACCAGTCTTTGTTGGGTCAAACATCTTAAGTGCTGGTCCGTACACTGCTGCGTAACTTGACTTAGTGTATGGCTCAACAGCGTCTGCCAAAGTTTGTTTTGTAGTTGCTGTGAGTGGGCTATCAATGATTAAGAATGAGTTTCCACGAGTAGCCATGACAGAGATAGCGTTGTTAATGATTGTTGAGGAAGTTTGTCCAACCAAGTTAAATAACAAACCTGGAGCAATTGTGTCGTAGCGGTTAATGGTATTTGACCAGTCAGTTGAGTCAATGGATGAGCCGTTAGATCCACCCGAGAAAGCAGTTCCTGCTACATAATCGCCTACACCAAGACCAGTAACTGTAATAGCAACTCCACTAGCAACTGTTGCTACGCTTGCTGAAGTTACATACGAAGAGTAATTATTTAGAACTGTAGCAACATAACGATTACTTTCTGGATTTAAAGATAGTCCAGACCAACTCTCTACTGTTGTTCCCTCAAGGTTTACCGAGACAGTAAACAACGAGTTAATGTTTGCCTTTGGTGCAGTTGTAATATCAGTAAGTGTTTCTGATTGGAATGTGTAATCAGCAGTGATGTTGTTACCCCATGATCCAACCGACTTTGCATTTAAGAGAACCAAGTTGGTGAGTGATCCACCTGCTGGAGTTCCAGTGAGGGCACCAGCAGAAACTACTGCTGAGGCATCGGCAACACGAGCGACATATGCAGCCTGTCCACCATTAGCAAAGTAATGATAAACGGCATAGCCAAGATCATAAGCAATCTCTAGATCACCAAAGAGCGCTTTGTACATAGCCCAAGTTGTAATCAGCGTTGGGGTAATTGGTCCTCGTGCTGCTGTTCCTAAGAATGCAGCAGCCGTTGATCCAGTGTTCTGTTGAATGTTTGTCGCAAACGTACCTTCTTGTACGTATACTCCTGGGCGTTCGTAAGCCATTATTTACTCCTCTAACTTAGTGGGGGTTTTGATAGGAAAATCACGAGTTAAAAACATAGGTTTGATGGCTAATTGTACTACTGATTGACGTGACAGGTTTTGTCTGCGCCAACTGCACTAACTCTTGTCCTGTAATTTCTGCTGACATTTTTAATGTTAACACCTTACGGAATATGCGTTTTCTGTATCCTGATTCCGTATCCAGTAGATCCGCATTGGTCCAATCCAGCATGTCAAACCTTCGTACCGTATTGTCTGCGGGGATACGAATGGAGTTATACCTAAAGGGAACAACCTTTGAAAGTAGGGTAGAAGTCAGTTGTCTGTCATGTAGGGCAGATCGGCAATATATGGAAACCTGATAAAGAAGGTCCACAGGGATAAATGGGTCGGCAATCATAAAGTGAGCACTGGCGGAGTAAGAGTTACTAGCGCTTACTGCGGATAATTCACTAGGCCAGTAGTTGACAAAGGCTGGGTGGTTAGCAAACCGAGCATTA